TTCCCTCTACTATACTGCCGGTATTATCTAATCTTACCTTATCTACAGAACCTGTCCAGGCTTGCTCTCCTGCAAAGAATGGTAACTCTTCTACTGATTGACCTCCGTATATTTTTATCTTAAGTATATCGGAAGGTATACCAAAGCAGTTTATTAAAGCTCTCAGTCCTCTTTCTGTACCTTTACTCTTTAATAATATCGGTAAATTATGGTATATTCTTTTGTATATTTCTTTCTGATAATCATTTTGAGATAAGGTCTGCTCACCGGATGTTATTATCCCTGTGGGTAGGTACTCATCACTGTTATCGTAAGAGTTTGCAATAAAGTATTTAAATAAGTCTTCTGCTGATTTATTACTTGTGTATAGTTTTAAACCAAAGTTTTTTAGTAGCTCTTCTACCAAGTCTTTTGAGACTCCTCTGTTTATTCTATTATCTGCATCATATTTTTTTGATACAGCATCCGTATATGTCCATAGGTTATCGAAATGTTGACCTATCATATTAATAAATAAGTTATACGGGTCGTTACTTTCGTCTTCCTTAAGGTACGATGGTATTGTATTAGTTAATATGTTAACATTTTGAGCGTCAAAAAGTGTAGCTTCTTGTAGCTTAGTTGAATACCATGATATTGCTTCGGTAGAGTTAGCTTGTTCGTTTGTATACGGCTTTACATTATTTGACTTTGGCCATGAGTTTGAACCGCTTTCATAGTACAGACTTCTCTCATAATGATCAAAGTTGTTTACTACTCCATCTAGTAAGTTCTCGTAATAGTCTCTACTTCCTGATATCCCTGAGGAGTTATAGGTAGCTCCTGTAGTGTTTATTATATCTAAGTTTGATTGATATGATTCTAATAATTCTACTTTATATTTAAAATTACGTAATCTTTCTTCGATTGATGAAAAATTCACAAAATTACTAAAATCAGAATAATCTATGCCGAGCTCTGCACCTTTTTCATTGAAGAGTGAGTTTAGTTCTCTATTACTGTTACCGCTTGGAAAACTAAATAGTTCATTATAGTTAAAGTATTCTGATGGTTCTGTTGTTTGTTCTCCTACCCCTACATTAAAATTCGCTCCTCTAAGTGTTGGTATAAAAGGTTCTTCTTCAAGTAGTGTTGTATTAACTTCGAATGCTAATGAATTAGAAACTTTCTCTACTACTGTAAATGTACTGTAAATTTTAACAGACGACTCTAAAGGTTCTGCTAACTTTACTACCACAGCTGTAGTTCCTCTAAACTCTCTACTTCCAATATTTACTATTGGGTAGAATTCATCATTACTACTGTAGAGATGTACGTCTAAGTTATAAGTAGAGTTCTCTAATCTTTCCTCTAATCTATTAGTTAATTGACCTACTGTTATTGATTCTAAGCTAATAGGAATTAATCTCAACTCTCTTCTGTCAGGAGAGATGCTTTCTACTGAAAAAGTTGAATTAGTATCCTGTACCCTAAATGGGTTTCTAAGAAAGTGGTATAGGGACTTAACTTCAGAATTATCGTTGTAGTATAACTTATAATCTTCTAACGGGTCAATTCCTATTTCTGAGTTTCCTTTAACTGAGGTTATTGAATCTCCGGATAGTATCGAGTAGTTTGTATAATTGTTGATTGATACTAATTTAGTATTATCAAGGGTGTAGTAGGACAACTGTATAAAATCCTCATTAGGAATAAACGTACTCGGTATTGTTACTTCTTCTAAGTAGCTTTTTAAGTTCTCATCTGAGACAACATCTAATCTTAGTAGACTATTTGGATCTATTTGGAATATGTTGTATTTTACTTCTACCATAGTTTATAATTGATTTTGTAGATCAAATATCTGTTGATTAGCATCTAAAAGTTGTTCTCTAAGTTGAGTAATCTCATCTATTAGAGGTTGTATATCATCGGTATTTTTATCAAAATCAGCAATTTCAGAGCTCTTCTCTAGCAGGTAAGTATGGGAGTTATTTTCACCATCTACCGGGATAGAATAAAATAACTTATCGTATAATCTAAAGAACTCCTCTACTGTTTCTAAATCTACTTCTTCTACTTTCTCTTTAAACGTATTAAATTCTACATCTAATGAAGTACGTATTTGTGCTCTTTTATACGATTGTCTTTCTATCCTTACTCTTTCTTTAGCCATTACGAACAATTTTAAAGATGTTACGGCTATCAGCAACAACGTTACTTCCTCCTACTTCTGTTTTTACCAATATACGATAAAATCTTTCGGGTTGCAACCCATCCATGAAAATATCGAAAAATGAACCTTCTGGGTCACAACTTATTTTAGTAAAGTCTGTATTAAAGTCAACAACCATCTCTTCTGTATTCTCATCTCGTAATCCCCAATATGATGCTGAGGGTAGTACGTAGTTATCTAAATATACTGATGATGTGGTGAATCTTCTTGTAGGGTATTGAGGTTTAGCAGTAATTCTAAATCTCTGCTTTCCTTCATCTACATACTCTCCTCTATTGTTTTTTATGTCAATAACAGACATATCTGTATCCAGTACAGCTAAAGTACCTTGGTCGTAAACTCTATCGTCCCAGCCAAATTCTAGTACTGGTGGATAAATTGTATTTGTATCTTTACCGAAGTATTTTAGTTTAATTGTTGAATCAGTGCTGTGTTCTAAGTCTTTCTGGAGTTTTATTATAAACCCTTTGTTGTTCAACGTTCCTCCGTATATCTGTTTTATAGCTGCTGTAACATTTATATCCAGATCATGTGTTGATGACATAGAGTGTGATTGGTGAAACTCCATTGATTCTCCTGCAGATGCTGTATACCAGTTACCTCCACCTTGTTTACCTTCTACAAAAGAAGCAGTAGTGTATTGTGTAAAGCCAGATAGGTTCCAGCTTGATTGTAGAGCTTTTTCTACATATGTCCAACTTACTCCTGATGTATTAACTGGTATGTCTCCGAATTTACCTGTTCCGTTATCCCAGTCCAAATCTCCATTAGTATGTATTGGGTATGCATACAGTGTATATTCTGTAGGAAGTTCAGTAGCGCTTGCAAGGTACATTTTTATACTAGAACTCATAGAGTTGAGTGCTGCTGGTGTTACCTTGTTTAGTATCACGTCTTGTATTTCTTCGTCAGAAAATTTAGTTAATACGCGGTTTGTTTGTCCTGTACCGTCTAAGGTTCCGGGATATCCTGCTATCTCTATTATTTCATCCTTACCGGCGTTGCTTGTCAGCTGCTCAGTATATATGAATGTGTCTTTTTCTGGAAATATTCTGTAGATTGCCATATTATAGTACTGTTGTTCTTCCTTTTATATCTTGATTAGGAAATTTTAATTCAAATATCATTGTATCATAAGAAGGGTATATAACGTTGTTTCTAGTTGCTCCTTTAATATCGTATGCGTATTCCGAGTATTTTCCTCCTTGTTTGTTAGTTATCTCTACTTTACTTACTGTCTGTACTCCTGTTACTTTATCTAATAAACTATATAATGTAGATACGTTTATTGGTTGGTTTATATTCCACTTAGTAATCTTAAAAAAGTCTTGAAGTTGGTTATTACACTTTAACAGGACGTCTCTACTGTTAAAATTAGGTCGTACTAAAATGTCAAAATTTACTCCAATATTAACTACAAATGCATCTTTTATATTAAGAGCGTCAGTTAATGGCATGTAATATGCCATATACGTTCTTAAATTATCTTTTAAGGTCTTGGTTGCAGTAATTAAATGCTTATTATTATCAAAAGCTAATACATACATCGATAAAGCAAGTGGGTTACTATCTATAATACTATCTGTTGAAGATTTTGTACTATTTAGTTCATCATGTGTTATAAATGCTTTTCCTATTGTTCCAAATTTAGGATCTAAAGAAAGAGCTCGAACTGTATAATCCTGAAGGGTTACTGTTCTTTTTTGCTCTGAGAAAGCACGTAATGTGTTTTGTCTGATTTCTTCAATAGTATCTCCGTCTTTCCCTCCGGTTGCTGCTTGTACATTATTAAAGCTCAATGTTCCTGCGTAGTCATCTTCTTCAGCAGAGGTTGTTGCATTGTAGCCTGTTAATGTATTTGCAGGAACGTTAGCTTCTATTCCTCCACCTACTAGGTACCTTATGGTTAATGTAGTGTTAGAAGGAGCTAGTCCATATGTACCGGTATATAGAAAGTTAGAGGGATCATATGCTTTATCTAAGTTATTTAGACCTTGTAGTGTGCCCATTCCTACGTTTGTAGGATCAGGAGTGAAAGTACTATCGTCTGCTCCAACTGTACCAGCTCCAAATTGCACTAATAGGTTACCGTCTGAGTTAAATCTAGTAACGAATCTTTTAGGTACTTTTTGAAGTATTATAGTGTTTGGCACATTATCTACATCTGAGCTAATATTGGTTTGCTCTACAAATATAGTATCCTGCCCTAAGAAAGGTACTTCATACCAAGTAGAGTTATCAGAAGAAGAAGTAGAGTCTGTTATATCTAATATTCCTATTATATTTTTATCTTCTATTGTAATAGTAGAAAACCTATCTGCTGTAGTGAATGTCTCTGATACAGCTTTAACTGTACCTGAAAAAGCTTTCACTTTTTTTGATAAAGTAAATTCTGATGGGATACCTGATGTTATTTGACTAATTGCAATGTTTGTAGGATCGTATGAGCTTGAATAGTTAAAGTCTATTTTGTTCTCAATAAAGAAATTTGCTCTTCCTTTTGCTGTAGAAGTAACAATAGCGTTTTCATTAACTACTAGCGCTTGGTTCCAGTTAGGTGTGTTGGTTGTTGGATCAGCTCCTATGTTCTGAGTTACTGTTAATTCAACCTCTGCTGCATTAGTTACTTTTGGCCTGTATCCCATCATATACGCCATTGAGTATAGATTACCTGGTTCTTTAGCGTATTGTAAGAATGTTTCTTGAAGTTGGGTATCTTGGTAGAATGAAAGTATATCCCCTACATAAGCAGCCATTTCTATAAACATCATACCAGGTGATGTAGGTGAAAAGTCGTTGTACGAATCTGGAAAGTAGTTTTTTGCAAATTCTACTAACTCTTGTTTATAGTCTGAAAACTCTCTCGAAACGTATTTTATATCTCTAATTTCTGCCATTATTGTTCAAAATTTATTACTACCTCGTCTTCTATATTTGTATTTTGGATAGTATACTTAAGTGATAATGTAACTGTATTTGAATCTGGAGTTCCATTGACGTTAAAGTCGACAGGAACTACAGTAGGAAAATACTCGGATAAGCCAGCTCTTACTGTACTTTTAACTCTATCTACCATTCCTTGGTTAATATTTTCAAACATTAAGTTGCGTATAATAGTACCAAAGTTAGGATTCATATACCTTTCTCCTTTTCCTGTTAAGAAGTAGTTTATTATATTTGTTCTAATAGCGTCCTTAGTCATATACGTAGGGTTAAAAACAGCAGCTCCTGATAGAGGTAGGGATACCCCAATAGCTTTCCTTGGTTGTAAGTCTAGTGGATTAATTCTTCTGCTGTTAAATGCCATACTTATACTATTCCGTGTTTCTCTTTATCTTTTTCTACTGACCTGTTATAAACTTTCCCTGCTTTTTTAATAAAATCCAATTGAGATATATCCATTCCTGGTGCGTTTGCAGATGGATTTGTCATACCCATTTGGTTAGCCATCGATGATGCAAAATTAGGTTTCTGAACCATATCTGCTGTTCCTGCGTATATATTTTTATATTCACTAGGTGACATATTTGCTTTTGTCTGTTCTAACATCTCCATTAGAGGGTTAGTTGATGTCGGTACTTGTTTTTTTACTTGAATAGTCTTAGCAGGTGCTGCCAATGTATTTGGTGCACTTGCCGCTTTTACTGCTTCGTTCATTACTTCTTGTAACTCTTCCTTGACAGCTGATCTGACTTCTTCTCGTATTATACTTCTTAATTGATCGAGTTTCATAATTATAAATAGTTAGTTTATGGAAGTTGGTTGTTTATTCTAAATTTTAATTCTTGTATCAGTACAGATGTGTCTGCACTAAATGATGG